TCTTTAGCATATCCATATGGAAATTGCTTATATTTTGAATTTGAAAGTGATACTTGTTTATCATCACCTGGACTTGGAAAATTTGTTCTATCTTTTTTAGGTTTTTTAGCTTTTATATTTTCAGCTTCTATTTCAAATTGTGATTCCATAATTGCTTCTGCTTCTTCTATAGATACTTTTAACTCTTCCACCATACCATCGATATAAGACTTTTTAGTTCTTTCAAATGATTCATGCGATGAACAAGGCATATAATAAGTCATATCTTCAATAGTATGTTCATGATATCCTTCACAACCAATTTCTTTAGCTCTTCTTAAAGCAGCTTCAGCAGTTGTAAACATCCACATATTTCTTGATGGTGTAAATGTTACAGCTTGTCTAGTTGTTTCAGGAACAGCGTCACCTGTATTCATTTTTGCATCAAATAATTCTCTTAACATTTTTGCTTCATAACTAGCTTGATTATCACTAGCAGCTCTAAGTTCTTCCATAGGAACAACAGAACCACCATCTGGGTCATTATTTCTAGTATTTTCTTGTTCTGCTGTAGGAGCTTCTGGTTCTGAACCATCAGCAGGAACTTGTAACATATTCATAGGTCTTAAATAAACATTATGTCTTTCATCAACATCTAGTCCTACAACTTTTCTGGCTTCACCAATTGTTATCCAACCACCATTAACACCCATGTTTACTCTTTTATAAAGTTCGTCCATGTCTGTTTGTAAAGCTCTTACATTTTGAATATCATAATCGCACATCATTCCGTTATCACCAAAATCAGGTATTAGTAATTGATGTGTTAATTCATTTGATACTGTTTTCCATAAAGGTACTAATTTTTGTTCTGTAAAAAACTCTCTAAGTTCAGCAGTATTGTTGTAGGTGGCCGCGTCCAATCCAGCCCCGAGGCCTGCCAATATAGCTGGGACTCCTAAAACAGCAGAAACTCTTTCCTCAGGCAATCTTCTTAATTCATTAAGCCTCATTTGGTCTGGAGTAAATGAAACTACTTCAACTGACATAGCACCAGAAAGTACCATTGGTTGACCTCTGTTAGCACCACCAAATTTTTGTTTATAAGATTCTGCTATAGCTTCAGCTTCTTCTCTTGTTGGCCCACCCATTTGGTCATTTCTTGGAGATAGAACTACACCAGGTACTGCTAAATTAGTTAGTAATGCAGTAGCATATTGTCCTGCAGCTTCGTCGCCAACTAATTCTCTTAAAATAGATTTAAGTGGTGCATGACCTCTTCTATGGTCATTTGGGTCTATACCTTGTCTTATATGAATAACATCTTTAGGGTCTAATTTTACAGGTTCACCAGATGTAGCATTTTTTGCTGTAGCATAGTAATTGTAATGAGTGATAAGTTTATTAGTATTACCTCTTACTTCTACTAAGTTTGGCATCAATGGAACTAGCTGAATAACTTTACCGTTTTGATTTCTATTCTTATAAATAAAAGCGTCACCATGAGCATTTAAAGAAATAATTATATAATGAGACAAAAGACTTGATGACATAAATTCATTAGGCCTTCTATATAGTTCACTAACTGGGTGTTTGTAATCTACTTCTCTGTCACCAAATACTTGGTCTCTTTTTACAACTTGCAATGCTGGTTCAGCGAAAGAGGTAGCAAGAACATTCATACATGCGACCACTGCAGAGTTTGCTGTACCATCACCAATTTCTTTTAGTGATTCTGTTTCCCAAAATCCTGCTGTTGAGTTATAACCAAATATTGATGTATCTCTACTTGAATGTAGTGATTGATTGTAACTAGCCATCTTACGAAGTTGTGCTTCGCTAGGTTTATTTAAATAATCTGATACTCTTCTTAAAAAACTTTTATCTTGTGCCATTAATATGCCTGCCAGCTTCTCCTCTGAACTAATGTTTGAACCGCTAAGCCTAATGCGTCTACAATATCATCATGACGACCTACAGGAAATGTCATTAATTCTCTCTCTAACTCTTCTAACCACGATGCATTACGACGAAACAATACATCGCCTCCCTCCATCCTAGCCGATAAAGGCATAGCCTGTGTTATTTTATCTTTGCTAGCATCCATTTCTCTAACCCTCATTCCAACTCTTTGAGCCATTTGAATAAAGTTTTTTGAAAATCCTTGTTTTTCAATACAAACATAATTCCATCTGTACTTATTGTACATTTGCTGTATTGTAGGGACAATATCTGGTCCTTCTATTTTAACTCTAACCATATCCTCTACATATAATTTCATATCAGGTGAAATAGCACACGAAAGTATAACCGTATAATCTGATTCATTTTTAGTAGTTACTGCTAAATCAGCTGAACCAAAATGAACTAATTCTCCTGGATTCCACTGTGTTCCTCCACCTATGTACATTCTTTCTCTTATATCAAAATAAGTCATCCACTCTGGTTTTAATAATCCTTGGCCTGCATCAACAAATTCTGCTAAATATTCTTGAGCAAAAACAATAGAACCTACTTCTTCTTTAGCTGAATCTATTTCTTCGTCATCAATCATTGGGTTGTCGTAAGTAGAAAACCTAAACCTTTCCCAATTTGAACCCTTTTCTGCAGTTTCCCATAAATCAAAAAACCAATTATCCATTCCCATTGGAGTACTAATAAATAATGCAGAACCTTTTCTTTCTGTAAGTGTTGGACGTAATACTTCTTGCCATACATCTGGTTTAATAAATGCAGCTTCGTCCATAACTAAAAAGTCCAAACCTTCACCTCTTAGTCTTTGAGGATTATCAGCAGATTTACAAGATATTGAACCACCATTAGGAAAAATAACTTCCATGTTTGCTAATGAAACTTTTGGTCTTATTTCTTCAGGAAAAGAATAAGCAGCGTTTTCTAGTGCTCTCCAACCAACTCTAGCAATTGCAAATGTAGGTGCTACCCACCAGGCTCTACCACCATTAAGAGCAACTTCCATACACATATGAATACCAAGTCTTGTTTTACCAAATCGTCTACCAGCACATAATATTTTCCATCTACTTTTAGATTGAGCAACAGTTTTTTGATTTTCGTGTAAACCTGGGAGTTCAGGAACATATATAGGCATTACTTCCTTTTTTGGTCTAAGTATGCTTTAACTAACTTACCAAAAGCCATTTTTCTACCAGCAATGTTTTTACCATTGTATATAGAATCATGAGTTTCACAAAACATTGCACAGTTATCTAAATCATATCTAGCTATAGAATCGTATCCTTGATAACCTATAGTTTGTAATAATGTAAGTTTTAAATATTCTGATTGCTTACATTCAGCCCATTCACATCTATATTTAGCTCTTTTCAAAGCCATTCTTCTAACATCACTTAAATTTTTTGGTTTATCTACCATCTAAATTTCCTCTTCTTTGCTTCAGCAAATTGTTTATGAGCTTTAGCACTTAAATTACTTGGGTCTTTTTCCCATTCTACATCTATCGGTGTCTCGAATGATACATTTTTAGATATTAATCTTTTTGTATTAGATTGACATTTAGGACATTTTATTAAAGGGTCTTCTGTTATTTTATGAGTTATTTCAAATTCAAAATTACATTTATGTAATATACATTGATAATCATATCTCGGCATCTCTTCTTAAATATCCTCTCAATAAAGTCTGGTATTCTATATGAGAACCAGCTTGTTGTCTACCATCAAATATATCATGATGTCTCTTACATAATATCGCAACATTCCATAATTCGTTGGATATATTTCTATTTTTTCCACCCATACCTATAGCTTTAATATGGGCCATTTCTAACCATTGTCTTTCAGTACATTCATGCCATTCACATTGATAACCTGCTCTTTTTAATGCTTCATCTCTTAAAGCAGATTTATTTATTTTTCCAGTACCTTCTCTTTTTTTTTGACCCATGCCAGAAATACCAGATTGACGACTGCGTCTTTTTTTATACTCAGCCCAAGTTTCGTTTTCAGCGTCCCACATTTTGAAACCATTCAGTAGGAATGTAATTGTTATGAAGTGATGGTTGCATAAACTTTGCTTTAATCCATTCTTCGTATTTATCTATAGTATCTTTTAATAAGGGGTCGTTATAGTATCTTATTACATTTTCTTTTTCTTTTTGAAGTAAAGCGGCTTGTTCATCTGGACTAATAAAATTCTGATAAAATGCTCTTGTTCCTGCACCATTATTTGCATGATTTATAATTTCAGTAAGATACAAATGACCAATAATAGGTTCTTCAGTATTAGGGAAAACAAGTTCCCAACCTTGATTTAATAATTTCCAAGTTTTTAATATATCTTCTTCCATTATTACAACCTCAGTGTCTTCACCTCTTAAAAACATTCTGTCACTAAAAGCAAAATTATATGCAAATTTAGGACAAGGCAAAAATTTAGGCATACCTTCTTTCATATTTTTTACCATCCATGGTAAAGATGCTTCCCATACAGGTCTATCTAAAAATGGATATAAATCTAAATTCCAGTCTTCTTCCCAACCCATGTAAGGAAAAAGGTGATTTGATAAAAATTTTCTTTCACCATCTATGTATTTATATCTTGCACCATAAGCAGTTAAAATAGTTTTATCATTTTGAGTTTCTTCTTTAGATTCTCGAAGTAGTTGTTTTAATTTAAAATCCCAATTGTCTGTAAACAAAGTATGTGAATCAATACTTAAAATAAATCTTTCTCCACCATACATAGTAGATACAGCTTTCCTTGCATGTCCAGTACCAATTTTTTCTAATCTATTATCTTTGGTTATTAAATCTGCGAAGCCTCTTATCTTTCTCCCATATCGACCTTGTAAAGTTTTAAAAGCTTGAATGTCTTCTTCATTTGAAGTTAAGTATCTTATACCAAATACAAGTTGTTCAGGTTTTTGTGCTTTTAATAAAGCATTCAGAATTGTCGGTTCTAATTCTGTGTCATGCATCGTAGGCATAGCTATAAAAATCATAATTAATTATATCATTAATTAGTTTTAGATACAGCTCTTCCTTAGAAGAGCCGATGATGGGAGGAGGTCGGTGTGGATGCCGACAATCTCACATTAGCTCTTTATTTTAAAACCTGTGGTATTTCGTAAACTAGGGTAGCTTGCTAATACAATAAGAGAAATCATTTCTATCTGTTCTTTATAATTTAAATCTGCATGAATTTTAAAAGTATCAACAATTTGTTTTTGCTTTATCATCTCAACAGTAATTTTTCCATTTTTTTCTGTTTCAGGTTTTGTTTTAAATCTTATTCCGCCGAGTATGATATCCATAGATTATTAATCTATCACAAAAAAAATTTTTAACATGGATTTAACATTAAATACATACATTATCTAAGTTTGTGATAATATTCACAAGATGATAGACATAAAAGATTATATGACAATGATGGCAGTTGGATTAACTGACAGAAAAACATTGGAAGAAGCTCGCTGGGGAAAAGTAAAAAAGACAGCAACAAAAGCCTTTGACAGACTTTTTATTGATTATACGCTAACTGAGGACGATTTACCTTAAAATATTAGGTTGTCGTCATCATCGTCGTCAACTATAGGTTGCATTTTACGTTCTTTACGTATTGCTCTGCGTTCTCGTTCAGACTTACCACCCCATATTCCAAAACGCTCTCCTCGTTCTAGAGCTTGTTCTAGGCATGGTTCCTTTACTGGACATTTATTACATATCTCTTTTGCTTTTTTAGTAGAACTTCCTCGTTCTGGAAACCATTCGTCTGCGTTCAAATCAGGATTCAATACTGTATTACAAGCTGCGTCTGAGTACCACTTAGGTATACCCAATACATCAGCTAATAAGCTTACCTTATCCATACAAGAACTCTAATTAATTTATTAAACATTAAAAGATTTATTAAGGGAAACTAATGCTCATTACCATTATTAGAACAAATGTTCGATAAAACAGTACATATAGAGAGTAAACATAAAGGTACTACATATAGTGTCTATATGATATGACATGAAAACAAGAGGAAATTGTACGGGAAGCTTAATCCCCGTATGAAATCTGAAATTTTATTGGCTCTCCGCCTTCTCCACCTATCTCTAGGCTTGACCTCTTACCCCACTTCTTAGGAAAACTTCGCTCTAACCACCAAGCACTTGCTTGCCATACTCCATTATCACTAGCTCTTCTTATATTTCTTATATGAGCACCCTCCGCTTCGGCTCTTGCTTTTTTTACTGCCTCCGAAAACTCCATATACATATCAACAATCTCAATATCATCAGTAATATCAAGGGCGACGTCATTCTTTTCGCTACCGTCTCCAAGCATCATATTGCTCATTTCCTCAAAAGACTGCTCACCTTTTTTCATCCAATCATAGTAAGTAGAAGGTGAAATACCTACCATAACGGCAGCGTCTTCCTGGTAATAACCCATTTTAAGCCAATTACTTATCTCTTCAATGAGTTTATATGTCAATTTAGTAGGTCTAGCCATAATATAAGCTAATTTTACCCCAAGAAACATAGAAATAAGGGATTAGTGTCGAATTGGTAAAACTTGAAAACAAGAGATTTTTGTGCGAGATGCTAAGTAATGATGCTTGTTATTTTCAGCGATTCAAGGGGCACCCCCCTTGGAACCTGAAGAGACAGTGTCATAATCGCCGCGACGATTCGTCGTCAAGAGTGATGCTCACCTTGTACGTGCCTTCGTGTAGCGTAGGGTAAGTCAAACGCCGTTTGACCCTCTGCCTGCTCAAGGGCGTCGCAATGTGTTGTAAGGTTAGCAACTCAAAAGGTTGTTAGCTGGAAGCCCTAGCCGAAAGGTTGTCCGCAGAGGACGCTGAGTGAGCTAGGGGTGAGAACGCGGAAGGGTGAGCATATCGCTTGATGATGAACGTCTGAGCTGCTAGCTTAGGAGGCTCTAAACAACCTCTTACTGCGAACAGTGGCCTTGGCAGCCATAACCCGTTACGACGGTGTGACATACTCTTAACTGAGCACCTTGGGCCCTGAAGTTCAAGGTTCACCTAAGCAAAGTTAAGAGTTTGAGCTGTGAAGCCTAACAACCAGTTAGGAACAACAGCGAGAAGCGGGGACTGACCTAGTCAGCCACGACTTCGTATCACACTATCGTAACCTGCCTCCATTGCATGAAGGTTCATGCAACTGGTAGAGGAACGTCAGTTCGGCTCAACGAGCTACTGGCATTCGACATTCGTCGATGACTCGAAAGTACACCATGGGTTTGTGACCCTAAAGTACATCTGGAGACCTTAACATGCTTCTCCTTGGCCTCTGTTAAGGGTCTCCAGCACTCCGTCAGGAGTTGGTAGCCTAGGTGGCTCTAAACATCCACTTACCGCACCAACTTACTGACTGAGTGGGCACCCAATTGAAGGGTGTCATCCTTTATCTGGTGGGAGTGTCCTTCTAGTCAGGAACGTCGTGAGACGTGCCGACAGCCTCCCACCATCATCATACTATAAACATAAGGGTTAACAAACTCTAGGAGGGTCTGAGCTAATTGCACAAAGGTGGTTCGTTTGACAGGTGAGGAAGCCTGTTCAAACCTTTAGCGACGATAAGTTGTTGTAGAATTAGGCATTGGTTTGTGACACCATGTAAGTCCTGGTTACTACAACGCTTATCACCCTGTTAGGGTTTGTTAACTCTTATGATATGTGGTAGTTAAGGTGGGCATTAGCATACACTATGTAAGTCCTGTCTTAACTACTTCTATCACCACTACCTTTCCCCTTGGTAGTGGAGAGCTTACACTGTAGGTTGTCCACTATCAAGGATAGGTTAACTGCACAACGAGTGGTCCGATTGACAGGTGAGGAAGCCTGTTCAATCCTTTAACCTCAGACAAGTGGTAGTACTGGTAGGCATTAGTAAGTCACATTACTATGTAAGTCCTGTCAGTTACTACTTCTTGTCGCCTTGCCACCACCTTGGTGGTGGAGAGCATATTATGTATGCTGTCCATCATCAAGGATAGATTAATTGCACAACGAGTGGTTCGTGCATGACTTCCTAAAGGGAGTTTATGCACCTTTAATCTCAGACAAGTAGTAATCAGGGTAGGCATTAGTAGGTCACACTGCTATGTAGGTCCTGTCCTAGATTACTCTTGTCGCCTTGATG